GTCGCTGGCCGTGGCAGCGCAAATCCTACGCCATCGCTCGTTCACGTTCCAGCAGCTATCCCGACGTTATAACGGGGATTTGCCGTTATTCGAGCTGGTACACCTGCGCAAGCAGGCCGAAAAGAACCGCCAAAGCAGCACAGAACCGATTGTTGACGAAAATCTTGCAGAAATGATTGACGCACACTTGGATCGTAGTCTGTTGATATATGCGCTACTTCAGGCGCACGGCGTGGCGCGTGAGTGCGCGCGCATGGTGTTGCCACAGGCCACGTCTACCACGCTGTACATGACGGGCAATTGCCGCAGTTGGATTCATTACCTCCAACAGCGTACGCAACCGGATACGCAGCTAGAGCACCGCATGGTGGCGATAGCGGCACGTGAGATATTCGACGTTCAATTTCCCACCGTGGCAGCGGCATTGGAGGCAACACATGCGAAGAGCTAAGGCAGACGCGAACCAGGCGCGCATCGTGGGCGCGCTGCGGCAGGCGGGCTGTCGTGTGCAGCACCTACACACCATCGGGCGCGGCTGTCCAGACTTGCTGGTGTTGCACCGTGGCCTACTGATTTTGGTAGAGGTGAAAGACGGGGACAAATCGCCAAGCGCGCAGCGTCTCACGCCAGACGAAATGCAATGGCATACCGAGTGGCAGGAGGCTCCGCTGTACATCCTGCGACGTGTTGAGGATATACCGGCCATGTTGGAACAGGTGCAAAAGGACTGGCAACTATGAGCAATCAAGCGTCAACATATGACGGGCTAAAAACCGCTGCTGAGCTTCAACGTATGCAGCGGGAATGGGAACGCAGTCTGAGCGACATAGCGACAGCCGCGCCATATACCGCGCTTGTCGTTGACGTGACGTATGTGGATATACCGGCCATGTTGGAACGTTGTCACAAGGAGAACAACCATGAGCAAACAAGCGTCTGAATGGTTCGTGTACGATAATCGCCTGTACGAAGGCGCAATGAGCTACGACGATAGCGCGCTGTCAGACGTGGCGCGCATTGTGGACATTTTGAGCCGCGGCAAATCGGCGCGCGTGGTGGAAGAGCGCGCTGTTCGTGAGGCTGTGCGCGCTGAGCTACGAAAGCACGGGGTGTTGGCATGAAAGCACCATTCCCGTGGTTCGGCGGCAAACGCAAAGTTGCGCCGATTGTCTGGCAGGCACTAGGCGACGTGGCAAACTATGCAGAGCCATTTGCGGGCAGTCTAGCGGTACTGTTGGAGCGGCCATCTGAGCATACAGGATACCTGGAAACGGTGAACGACGCCGACCAGTACATAGCCAACTTTTGGCGGGCGTTGGCCGCAGACTCTGAGAAAGTCGCGCATTATGCCGACTGGCCTGTTAACGAGGCGGATTTGTTCAGCCGCCATCTGTGGCTAGTGAATCACGGGAAAGCGGCTATGCAAAAGGGCATGGCCGCAGACCCTGACTGGTACGACGCCAAGATCGCGGGCTGGTGGGTGTGGGGCATTAGTATTTGGATTGGTAATGGCTGGTGTAGTGGTAGAGGCGCGCACACCTACGAAAGCATCGGGGCTGATACTGACGAACTAGATGCGGGCGTTTGGAGTCAACTACCGCATCTGGGCAGCAACAGGGGTGTTCACCGTGCGACGTTGGCGGGTGGGCTGTATGACTACATGCACGAACTAGCGGCGCGCCTGCGACGGGTACGGGTTGTCTGTGGGGACTGGTCGCGCGTGGTGACAAATGGCGCGTTGTTTTATGGTTCCACTGTTGGTGTTTTTCTTGACCCACCATACAGTGACGCGGCAGAACGTGATTCTACGCTATACAGCGTGGACAGTCTGAGCGTGGCGCATGACGTGCGCGAGTGGTGCATCGCCAACGGCGACAATCCAAGATACCGCATCGTGCTGGCAGGCTATGAAGATGAACACGCCGCACACATGCCAGACGGCTGGCGCATGGTAGCTTGGAAAGCACAAGGTGGCTATAGCAACCCCAATAAAACACGCGAAAACGTCAACCGACACAAGGAGCGGCTGTGGTTCTCTCCGCATTGTCTGGGCAATGAGAGCGCAGTTAGCGGCGGGCTATTCGATGGAGGTGGCGCATGATGTTTGAGATTCTGCTAATCCTGGCAGCCGTCATCATCTTCATGCTGGCCTGGGCGTCCTATCGTCTAGGCCAGCTGTACTACGACGAAGCGCGCCGCGCCGACTACTGGGAGCGCGAATGTCGCTGGGAACGTGAGTGCCGAAAGTTAATGGAGAATCGCCATGAGTGAGGAACGCGCACCGTACCTCGACGACGCGCCGGACACCGTTACGTTGCGCGTGGCGCGTATCGTCTGGCTAATGGCCCAGGGCCGTTGGCTGACTACCATCGAAATCGCACACCTGACGAATCTGCCATATGGAGCCGCACACGCCATGATGGAACGCCTGACAGCGTCTGAGCATGTGCCGGTGACATCCAGGCCCACCGGCATCGGGCGATTGTTGGAGTGGGGCATCTACCTGGATATCTAAATCCATACCCTACAGATTTGATAGTGCTATGCTTTTTATAGCGACAACGATTTCATGGAGGCAGAATGAATCAGCACGTACTAGGCGTCTATTGGGCTCCAGGCCACATGCGACAATCAGATATGGATTACATGGCGCATCTCCAACCGCCTGCTATCCGCATTCTAGAACCGGATTCGTCGCTCATGACACGGGCGCACCTTCTTGCGGGCCGTGCGCTGCTGTTGCCGCGCGACTGGGCATTGTCTGAGCAACATGACGATGTGCGACGCGATCCAGTCGGTACGGGCATCCGCCATGCGCAGGACTGGCGCGGCAAAATCAACGCGTGGCGCGCAGCTGGTATGAACGTGCCGGACAGTCAAATCGTGGTTGTCGGCATCAATGAGCCGAAGGTGTGGGAGATGCGCGACGAGGCCATCGCCTACAATGTCGCGTTTTTGGACGAATGCACCAAACAGCGGCTGCGGGCGTGTGCGCTGAATCTGAGCGTGGGTTGGCCTGCGAACACAGGACACGACACGCCGCCGGACTGGACACCGTATGAGCCGGTGCGCGACGCCATCAAGCGCGGGCAGCATTTTCTGTGCGTACATGAATACTGGTATCGCAGCGGGCCACAGGACGGCGCGCTGTGGTGGGCGTGGCGCATCAATCGCTGTCCGTGGGACGTGCCGATTATCATCGGTGAGACTGGCGTAGACAACTACGTTGACGATACCCGTTGGAACAACGAAGGCAAGCCGCCGCGGGGCTGGCATGGCAACATGACGCCGCGCGCCTACGCCGAGATGGTACTGCGCTATGCGCGTGGCCTCGATAAACGCGTGGTTGCCATTCTGCCATTCCTCACCGACTATCGGGCGCGTGAGTGGCAGTCATTTGATACAGCCGACGCGCACGCCGATTTGCTGGCGTTGGCAAGCACAATGGTTCCACAGTCGCAGCCTCCCCAGCAGCACACGGTTCATATTCCGGTGATTACCGCACCGACTGAGCCACAGCCGAATAACGACTGGACACGGGCGCGTGCATTTGTGGCGCGTTGGGAGGGCGGATTTGTCAACAATCCCGCCGACCCAGGCGGGGCCACCAACATGGGCATCACGATTAGCACGCTCAAGGCGTGGCGCGCATCGAAGGGTATGCCCGCGCCAACTGTGGAGGATGTGCGTAACCTCACCACAGCCGAGGCCGACGCTATCTACCACGCGTGGTACTGGCAGGCCAGTGGCGCCGACAAATTACCGTGGCCGTTGTCGCTGATTGTGTTTGATACGGCGGTATTGCATGGCACGGCCATCGCTCGCCAGTGGCATAGCGAGACAGGCGGCAACGCAACGGATTACCTCGCCAAGCGGCTGGCTTCCTACACGCGCATGGGACATTGGAAACATTTCGGGGCGGGCTGGGTGCGACGCGTGGCGGATTTGCTCGATATGTTAGCATAACGGAGGCATCATGCCGTACACGGTGGAACGGACTTCCGACAACGCCATCGCGTTACGACATTCGACGGTATCAGTAGACTGGCAGCAGCCGTACCTGCTGATTTCCGACGTTCACTGGGACAATCCGCATTGTGATCGTGCGCTGCTGAAGGAACACTTGGACGAAGCCGTCAAGCGTGAGGCGGGCATCCTGGTGTTTGGCGATTTTTTTTGTGCCATGCAAGGCAAGTACGACAAGCGCGCCGACAAAAGCGCGCTTAGGCCAGAACATCAGGCCACCAACTACCTGGACGCGCTGGTTGACACGGCGGCGACGTGGTTGGAGCCGTACCGCGAAAACATCGTCATGTTGGCCGACGGCAATCATGAGACGGCCATCCGCAAGCACCTGGAGACGGATTTACTAGAACGTCTGTGCCAAAAGCTGAACGTGTTGCACATGGGATACAGCGGCTATGTACGGTTCCTGTTCGAGCAATCTGGCGGCAGTAGGCGCATCTCCAAGACGCTGTACTGGCATCATGGCAGCGGAGGCGGTGGGCCAGTGACAAAAGGCGTTATTCAACACGCGCGACGAGCGGCGTCTGTGGAGGCTGACATTTACGTCACAGGCCACATCCACGAGGCGTGGCAGTTGGAAAATCCGGTTATGCGGCTGTCGGCTAACGGCATTGAGCGCATTGATCAGCAGCATCACGTTCAGTGTGCGACGTACAAACAGGAATACACACCCGGCGGCGGCTTCCATGTGGAGCGGGGCAGGCCGCCCAAGCCGTTGGGCGGTTGGTGGTTGACGTGGCAGTTGCGAGCTGCGCGTGTTCGTGACATCCGGGCGCGCTTTCATCGTGCAGATTAGAAACGACGCGTATGGATACTCACCACGATTCGCTGGCAGAAATCGAAAAGCGATTGTCCTCTGTCGAGACTATTGTGTTCGGTAGTGAAAAGCTGCGACTGCCTGGTTTGTCCAGTCAAATTGAGGAATTGTCTACAGAGATTGCGCGCCTCAATGAGACTATGCAGACGTTGGAGCGGTGGCAATCAACCGTGGTGATATATCTGCGAATTGGGCTGGGGTTAATGGGTGTGTTGGGTGTAAACGGATTGCGGGAAATCGGCACGGCGTTACTCGCTGCGCTATCATAGGAGACAAGACGTGGAAAAAATTCATTGGGTGCTTCAATCGCGCAAATTCTGGGCAGCGGTGATTAGTCTGTTGACTGCGCTGGGTGTGTTGAATTGGAGCGACGCGCAGCAGGCCGAAACCGTCGCGATGCTTGCGGCGGGCATCGGGGCGGCGTACTCGCTGGCCGTGGCAATCGAGGATGGCTTGACTGCGAACTCGGTGGCGCGTTGGTTCCGCGTCGATATGGATGAGGAAGAATAACAGGGCGTTATGAGATCGCAGACACGCGCCGTTAAATCGCATGACCGCAAGCTCAAGGCTTTGGAGCTACGCAAGGCGGGCTACGATTACCGGCGCATCGGGGAAACGCTGGGGTGCAGCGTGACACAGGCGCACCGTGACGTAGCGGCTGCGCTCAAATTGACGTTGCAAGAACCGGCAGACGACGTGCGCGCGTTGGAAGTGGAACGGCTAGACAACATGCTGCGCGCCTTGTGGCGTGACGTGAGCGCGGGCAATCACGGCGCAATTGATCGCGCCCTGCGCGTCATGGAACGGCGCGCCAAGCTGCTCGGCCTGGACGCGCCGACGCGCACCGAGACAACCGGAGCCAACGGCGCACCCGTACGCACGGACATTGTTATTCGCTATGCAGACGACGCTGACGCTACCTAAGCCGCTGGCGTGGCAGCAGCAGGTAGTGCGCGAGGCTGCGCGCTTCAATGTTGTCAACGTCGGCCGGCGGGCGGGCAAAACAATTCTCGGCCAGAACAGGTGTGCCACACCGGAAACGCTATCCAAACCTGTAGCGTGGTTCAGCCCGACGTATAAAATGTTACTTGAAGTGTGGCGCGATATGATGCGGCTGTTGGCTCCGATAACAACACGGCGCAGCGGACAAGATCACAGGCTTGAGCTAATCACCGGCGGCCTGGTGGAATTTTGGAGCCTGGACAATCCCGACGTAGCACGCGGGCGCAAGTACCGGCGGGTGATTGTAGACGAAGCGGCTATGGTATCCAACCTAATTGACGTGTGGCAGTACACACTTCGCCCGACGTTGGCCGACTTTGGCGGCGATGCTTGGTTCCTGTCTACGCCGCGTGGCCGCAACGGATTCTGGCAAATGTACCAGTGGGGCCAAGACGCAGCGCAGCCGGACTGGCGTAGCTGGCAAATGCCTTCCACCGTCGGTGTACTGGCGCAGTCTGAGATTGACGAAATGCGGCGCGCCATGCCAGAACGTGTGTTCCGGCAGGAAATACTAGCCGAGTTCCTAGATGACGGCGGCGGGGTGTTCCGGCGTGTCAGTGAGGCTGCGACGGCTACAGCATTAGAGCGTGGCGAGGCGGGCGGGCAGTACGTTATCGGTGTGGATTGGGGCAAACTGAATGACTGGACAGTCGTCACCGTGCTAGACGCTGATTCCAGGCGCATGGTGTACTTGGACAGGTTCAACCAAATTGATTACGCCGTGCAGCTTGGCCGATTGCAGGCAGTGTGCCAAAGGTTTGCTCCCTATGCGTTGGTAGTGGAGCGCAACAGCATCGGGGAGCCGCTGATTGAACAGTTGCAGCGGCTTGGTTTGCCGGTAGTGCCGTTCCAGACAACCAACGCAACGAAGGCGCAGATTATTGACGCGTTGGCATTGGCGTTTGAGCAAGGCGCGCTATCTATCCTGCCTGAGCCGGTGTTACTTGGAGAGCTAATGGCGTACGAAATGGAGCGCACCGGCACGGGGCTACTGCGCTATGGTGCGCCGGACGGCGGGCATGACGACTGTGTAATGTCACTGGCGTTGGCATGGTATCAAATCGCTGGCAACCAAACGTGGCTGCTGGCATAGGAGAAAGAACGAAATGTCGTGGACGGTAGCGGGCAATTCATTTAACAGCAGCGGGGATAACACCATTGTGGCCGCGCCAGGTGCGGGCTTCCGGTTGCGCATTAAGTATCTGAGCATCCAAAACGAAACCAGCACGTCTACCACACTGCTGGTTAAATGGGGCGAAACAACCATCGGGCGCAAGGTGCTAGGTAGCGCGTCGGTGGGATACAACTATCATGGCGAGCGTGGCAACGAGTGGTTATTGCCTGCGAACACTGCGCTAATTGCCAACTTGAGCGGGGCCAACGCACACAATTACGATATTCAATATCGTGTGGAGAGTGTCTAATGAGCAATCGCGCATCCGTTCTGCGGCGGGCAATCAACCGGCAGAAACTCACCGGCACATATGAGGAAATCGCAGCGGCATTGAACGCGCGGCCGCTGATTGACAATCCCGTGCCGCGAGGCATGGTAACGAGGTGGCCGACGCTGATTGACGTGTTGAGGCTGCTCACCGACGCAGAGCGCGCCAAGCTGCGCGACGTGCCGACGTGGTTTATGACGATGGTTATCAACGCACTAGGCGCGCAGGATGCGGCTGCGTTTGATGCGCACGTTGGTTTGTTGGCAGACTGGCAAATTATCGGCAATCCGACGGCGCGCAAATTGCGCAACCTGTTGGCCGAAACGCAACCGGACGCCACTTGGAGCGCGCAAATCACCGGCAAATCGTGGGCCGATGAGAACTGGCGCGGGCGCGTGACAGAACAGGACGTGCAGGCGGCGATGAATCGGCGGCAGGAGAGTGACGATGCTGAGTAACGGCATTCACATCGGGCGGCGCGGCGGCGTGCGGTTGACGGGCGGCGGGGGCAGTGCCTGGTGGCTGGCTGGCGGCATTGACCCGGCGGTCGTCGTCGCGGCGTACCAGCCAAAAGGCGCGGCGTCACTTGCTGCGTCTTACGTCAACCTTGCCAACCCCGGCACGAATGACGCCGCGCCGGGGGTTGCGCCGACATTTGACGCGGCGACGGGGTGGACGTTCAACGGGACGCAAAATTTAGTAACGGGGATACTGGCAACAGGCACGACAACAATTGTTGCGCGATTTTCGGACGCCAGTAACAACGGTTATTTGCTAGGCGTGTCCGAAACTGTGGCGCGCCTGGGCGTGTCTCCGCGCCGCGGCACGGGGACTGTGGTGCGCTATCTGTACAGTTCAGTATCGTCCTTTGTTGACATTTCTCCGGGGATGAGCGCAGGCGTCTTGGGGTTGGCTGGCCCCAACCGCTACCGAGACGGTGCGAGCGATGGCGCGTTTTCGGCTGAGACATTTACCTCGATTTCTCAAATGCGCATCGGGGCGGCAACAGACGCCTCTGCGGCGGCATTTGCTTTTTTTAGCGGCAACATCATCGCCGTCGCTATCGCATCATCCACGCTCACCGCGGGCCAGGTGGCGGCGTTGTCGGCGGCGATGGCGGCGCTGTAGCCGTGGCGATATTGGGCAATTGTCCCCACACGGGGGCAGGGCATGAGGGGCCATGACGAAACTCTTTGACGGCATTAAATCGGTACGGCTAGACGACCTGCCGCCGGAGGCGTGGCGCGTCATCGCGGGCGACAGCGACACATCCGCCGAGGCGCAGCGGCTATATGAAACTGTCGCTTTCCTCTACCGCTGCGTTGAAGTGCGGGCTAACGCGTTGGTGGCGTTGCCGTGGGCTGTGCAGCGCAATGACGTTGACGTGTGGGTTCATAACGACGGAGCCGCACCCGCAGAGTTGGTTCCTTTGTCGGACATTCCCGATCTGCTGTGGCAGACTGAGGCGGCCATGTGTCTGGCGGGCGAGGCGTTTTGGCATAAAATCGAGACACGCGCGCGCCGCCTGTTGGAAGTGCGGTGGCTATCCCCGTCAACAATTACGCCGGTTTGGGATGCGGACGCCGGACTAATCGGGTACAAGCGCGCGCTGCCCAACCGCGCGCCGCAACCGATGAGCGTGGAAGAGGTTGTGCATTTCTGGCTTCGAGGAATGCACGAAACCAAACCACGCCGCTCACCGGCAGAGGCCGCGTCAATCGCAGCGCGCGTTATCTATAACACTGATTTGTTCACTGCCGGATTTTTTGAGCGGGGCGCAATCAAGGCGACGCTGCTAACGGTGGACGGCAATCCACTACCGGCAGAGCGCGAGCGCATTAAGAGTTGGTGGCGGCGTTTTATGGCGGGCGTCAAGAACGCGTTTACGGCTGAGGTAGTCGCGGCGTCTGTCAAGCCCGTGGTAGTCGGTGACGGCATCGGCGAGCTTGCCAACACTGCGCTCACCGCCGAGAAACGCGAGGATATCGCCACGGCTATGGGTGTACCGCACAGCCTGGTGTTATCCAACGCGGCCAACTACGCCACGTCACAGCAGGATGAAATCAATTTTTACAACTTGACAATCGTGCCAGAGGCGCGACTAATCGAGCGGCAAATCAACCGTCAATTGTTTGAGCCGCTGGGGTTGCAGTTTCAATTCCGGCCTGAGGAGTTGTCCGTTTACCAGGAGGACGAAACGCAGCGCGCGCAGGCGTTCTCGCTGTATGTCGGGGCGGGCATTCCGTTGGGTACGGCTGCACAAATTCTTGGCGTATCACTGCCCGACGGCATGGAATACGACGATCTAAACGTTGCGCCACAACCAGCGCAGCCCGCGCCAAGTGTTGACAATAACAACGACGACGATAGCGACGACGACGACGACAATGAGGCCGTGCGGCGTGTGGAGCTTCGCAGGTTGCGGCGGTGGGCCAAAGGCAAGCGACAGCCGGACGTGGATAAATTCAACAGCGACGTGTTGAGCCGTGTTGACAAAATGGCCGCGCTTGGCCTGTCTGACACGAAGGAGGCAGCCACGGCGCACGATTTTTTTACCCGTGAGCTATGGACGCCGCAACGCTGGCAGGCGTACAAAGCAATGACGTTGCAGCTTGACCCAGATGACGATGAGGCCGAGCAGCAAGCGCGCATGGAGTTGGAACGTGAATTGGCAAATAATCTGGAACGTGAGTTAACCCGGCAATTAAACACGCTGTTACCGCCGGGGACACCGGACGATGAAATTGACAACTTGGTGCGTGCGGCGGCGGGGCGGGTAGACGAAACGAGTAGCGGCGTGCGTGAGGTATTACGTCGCGCGTTGATTGATGATGCCAGTTTGGGCGTAGCGGTGGCATTTGACACGTTGGAGCAGGTGGGCATGGCGTTTGACTGGACATTGGCGAATACCGAGGCGGCAGAATGGGCGCAACGGTACAGCTACGACCTGGTGACGCGCATCAACGACCACACGCGCACGCGCTTGGGGACGGCGGTTAACGACTGGTTCAACGAACGCACCACGCTGCGCGACTTGCGGCGGGAACTTGCGCCGCTGTTCGGTAATCGTCGCGCGCAGCTAATCGCCCAAACCGAGACGACGCGGGCGGCGGCGGAAGGGGCGCGCATCGGCTTTGCGCAGACCGAGGGCATCAATGAATGGGAATGGGCGGCAGTTGCCGACGAACGCGTGTGCCCGATCTGCGGCGGGTTGCACGGCAAGCGCGCTGTGCTGGGGCAGCCGTTTGTGTGGAACGGGGCGCAGTACACGCCCCCGGCTCACCCAGGATGTCGGTGCTTTGTGCGGGCCGTAATTGCATAGAGGGCGAATATGGCAAGAGGGCAAATCGATGGGCTAGACGCCCTGCTTAAGCGGCTAGACGCCGTGACCGCCGCGCAGGTCGTTGTGCCGCCCATGCGGCGCGCTGTGGAACGCATCAAGCGGCGAATGCAGGTTTACCCGCCGCCCCCGGCGGCTATTCAGGGGCCAAGCAGCCGCCCTGTGCGATTTCGTACCGGGGCCGGAGCCGATGTATCGTTTGTGGCTCGCAGCCGAGGCCAGTATAAACGCACAGGCACATATGGCAGGCGATGGACAACGCGTGTATGGGGTGAGGCACGCAGCAATGTTATTTATGGCCGCGTAGGCAATAACACCAAATACGCCCCGTGGGTGGGGTCGCAGCGATTTCAGGCAGGCATTCACCGCAACCGATGGGGCACAGACGAACAGGCGTTGCGCCAAGAATTGCCTATTATTCAGGCTGATTTTACAGCAACAATTGATCGAGCGTTAGGAGGCAAACGATGAATGCAACAGTTGAAATCAAGGCGGTGACTGAGGATACCGTCACCGTCGCCGGGTATGGTGTGCTGTTTGGCGGCACTGATTTGGACGGTGAAACGTTCCACCAAGATACCGAGTTCATGCTTGATCTGGTTCCTGCGAAGCTGGTGCTGTACGATCACGCGCGCGGCCCGGTGCGCCACGTTATCGGCAAAACCACAACCGTCACGCCGGATGAGCGCGGGCTGTGGGTGGAGGCGGAATTGAACCGCCATACTGATTATGTTGAACAGGTTATGACGCTGGTAAAGGCGGGCGCGCTGGGTTGGTCGTCGGGCAGCGTCGGCCATTTGACGCAGCGCAACGGCAAGAGTATCACGCGCTGGCCTATTATCGAGTTTTCCCTGACACCGACTCCCGCGGAACCGCGGACTGTTGGTGTTGAGATTATCAAATCGTTGGCAGATGTAGACGAGTCGTATAGACTGTTATTGCCGGAGGACGCCATCGCTCTCACCGAGGATGCGTCGGTGCAAACAGACGTTGTAAAGGCAAACGCATTGATTCATGTGGAGGATACAGTGAGCGAAGAGCGCGCGACTACTGAAGTCGCTGAGGCCGAGCAGGTTAAGTCCCTGAACAACCGGCTCGACGCGTTGTCGGAAACGATGGCGCAGGTTTTGCAATTCATGCAGGATAGCCCGAAGGTGAAGTCCGCGGGCTATTTCACCGAGGATGGCGGCGCGGCGGACGCTAACGTCAAGAGCTTTGGCGACTGGCTTATGGCCGTGCGCCGCAATGACGTTACCCGTCTGGCAAAGGTTTACAAGAGCGTCGGCACGAAGGATATGACGCTTGGCACTGGCACTCAGGGCGGCTACCTGGTTCCGCCTGAATACGGCACGCGCCTCATGCAGTTGGCCGCTACGCAGTCGCAGATTACCGGGCGCGTCACGCTGATTAACGTCAACAGTGACAGCGGCGCGTATCCTGTGCTGGATCAGTACATTGTTCCTACTGCCGGTTCCGGCAACAGCGCAATGGCCGCTGGCGTTACCGCCAACGTCACCGCCGAGGGCGCGCTGCTGACTGAGACGCAGGCCGGGTTTGAGGATTTGCAATACCGCGTCTACAAGGTTGGTGGGTTCACCGAGGTTACCAACGAACTGATTAGCGACAGCCCGCAGGCTATTGAGACGCTGCTGTCGCAACTGTTTGGCATCGCCATCGCCGCCAAGAATGAGCGCAACATTTTGCGCGGGACTGGCGCGGGCGAACCGCTCGGCATCCTGAACGCCGCGTGTGCGGTTGGCATTTCCCCGAATACCAACAACGAGTTTAAGTGGCAGGACGCGCTGAGCATGGTTGCGCGTTTCAAGAGCGCGGGCGGTTCGCCGGTGTGGTTGATTCACCCGTCGATTTGGCCGGACATTGGCGCAATGGAAAGCAGCGCGGGCGGCTCTGTGTGGCAGGCCAACATGACGGCGGGCAGCCCGTCTACGCTGTTGAGCTACCCGATTCTGGTTAGCGAACACCTGCCGCAGGCCAACAATGCCGGTGCGGTTATGCTGGCAGATTTGTCGGCGTATCTGTGGTTCCAGCGTGAGGGTTTGCAGATTGCCTACAGCGAACACGCTGCTTTCACCACCGACAAGGGGACGTGGCGTTTCACCCAGCGTGTGGACGGCAAGCCGTGGCTGCGCTCGGCCATTACCATGTCCGATCCGCAGGGAAGCTACACCGTTAGCCCGTTCGTGTACCACAACGACTAAGGAGACTGACAATGGCTATTAAGCCTTCTGAACAAATGGCGATTGTCGCCACGATTGATCCAGACGCGTACGGGGCTGACACCTACGTTAGCGACTGGATTGACATTGGCAAATTCAAGGGCGGCCTCATGGCTGTCGTTATGGCGGGCGACTTGGGGACTAGCGCGACGCTGGACGCCAAGTGGCGGCAGGCCACGTCCAACGCCGGGGCCAACGCCAAAGATTTTAGCCCCGCGCTGTCTATCACTCAGTTGACGCAAGCCGGGACTGACAGCGACAAGCAAATTATTCTCCAGGTGACTGCGGACAAATGCGACTTGGCTAACGGGTTCCGCTTTGTGGCTCTGAGCATGACTGTAGCCGTTGCCACCAGCGACGCGGGCGCGATTGTAATCGGTTTGGGCGCGGACTATGGCCCTGCTGAACAGTACGACTTGGCGTCTGTTGACGAGATTGTCGGCTAATCATGCAAGGAATCGCACAGGCGTTTATTGATGAGTTTCGGCCTGGGGACAATATCCCTGATGGCCGTTACGAACCAGAACACTGGGCGGTTATGGTGGAGCGGGGGGTTGTCATGCCCCCCGCGGCCACCACGCCAGAACCAGACGCGCAACCTAAGCGGCAGCGCAAGGCGGAATAATGGCATACACCACAGTTAGCGCACTCAAGACGTATCTCGGCGTTGTCGGCAACACAGATGACGCGCTGCTGACTGCGCTGATTGCGCGTGCGCAGGCCATTGTGGATGCGTACTGTGGCCGGACGTTTGAGGCAGCACAGGATAGCACGCGCAAGCTAGACGCCAAACTGAGCGTAAGTCCCGACAAGCGGACGCTGTATGTCGAGCGCGATCTATGCGCTATCACCAGTATCACCAACGGCGACGGCGTGAGCGTGGCGGCGTCTGAATATGTCACAGAGCCACGCTGGGAGACACCGTTTTACGGCGTGACATTGAAGCGGGAATCTGACATCCGTTGGACGTGGGACAATACGCCAGAGGATGCAATCACCGTAGTAGGGCGGTGGGCATACAGCGCGACGGCTCCGGCTGATATAGTGCAAGCAACAGAACGTCTAGCGGCCTATTTGTACCGGCAAAAGGACAACATGAGCGACTTAGATCGTGCTGTGGCGGTTAGCAGCAACATGACTGTGCTACCGCAAAGCTTACCGCGCGACGTTCAACTAATCCTTGCGCCATACCGGCGGGCGGTGTAGCGATGGCATTCACCACGATGGCGGGACTGGTGGCGGGGTTGGCTGCGTTGTCTGTGCCGGGTGTGACGCGTGTCTACAGCGCGCCGCCATCGCAGCCCCCACAGACAGCGGATTTGCCTGCCATGTATCCCAGACTGCCAGTGAACACAACCAGCGTAGACACGTTGAACGGTGACACTGGCCTGCGCTCGGCAACGATTGATTTGGTGATTGCCGTGCGGCCATTGTTCCAGTCCACACCGGCGGCCAACTTCACGGCGGCAGTCACACTGTTAGATAACCTGCACACCGTTCTGGCAAACAACGCGTTGTCGCTAGGGCTGGATAGCTGGGAGATTCGCCAGGGCGAAGAACTATACGACGATGAAACCGGCATGTGGGCATTAGTGGCAACCGTGCGGGCAAGCGGCTAGGAGAGGAATATGGCGACAAAAGGCGCGCAAAGCAGCATCCTGGTAGACAAATTCGATTTTTCCGGCGTGACTAGCAGCTGGGATCTGGAGATTACCGTCGGTGAGGGTGACGCCACTGTTATCAACAGTACCGGCATGGATTACGATCCGCTGTTGACTCAGATGACGTTACGCCAAAACGGCTATGTGACAACCGTCGGCGCGGCTGCCACGTTGGAAAAAGAGCTGTACGACAGGCTTGGCACGGGTACGGCTATCGTAGCAGCGGAGCTAGATCGAGACGTAACCGGCTCGCCGGTGTACGTTCTCCCCAACGCCGCAAGCAGCAACATGACGTTTAGCGCACCGGCGGCCAACCTTATGACGATGACTGGCACGTGGGGATTTACCGACGCGGGGAATCGTGGGCTGCGCGTGGCGCGTGCGACTATCACCGCAACCGGCAACCAGACAGCGGTGGATTTTGGCGCGGGTGGAAGTGCGGGCGGTGTCGGCTATCTGTTCGTGCAGTCTATCACCGGCTCCGCTAGTAACGCGTCATTTAAGCTGCAAAGCGCGACAACCAGCGGCGGCACATACGGCGACCTCGGCACGTTCACAGTGAGCGCAGTCGGCGCGTACCGTATCACGTTCTCCGGCACAGTCAACCGGTGGATTCGACTGAACACCACGGCCCTGGGCGGCGCGACGGGGTTCACTGTGGTTGCAGTGGCATGTGTCAACGGTATCACTCAGTAACATAGGAGATTAGAACATGGCTCGCAAAGGCGCAGGGAATTTCACGGTAACGTACAATAGCCAGAATATCACGGCGTACATTAACCAAGCCGACTTGGAGATGACAATCACCGAGTTGGAGGCGACGACGCTTACCAGCACGGGCATGGATTACGATCCTGGCCTCGGTGATTTCACGCTGCGATTGACTAACGACTGGAACAAGGCTCTGGACGACATCCTGGCCCCGGACGTGATTACCCCAACCAAACGCACCGTGGTTATTACTGTCACGGGTGACACGGGGACAGTTACGTACACCTGGACTAGCAAGGCGTTTATTACTGGTTATCCGATTAGCGCACCGGCAAGCGGCAAAATTACTGGCACGCCACAATTGCGGCTGGGTGGCGCGCCGGCTCGCACCTAACCATGAGCGACACTGTACGGTTCACATATGAAGAGTTGCCATTCGCCGACAATTTTGTCGAGTTCAGCGCAAGCTGGACGCGGCGCGAGACGCGAGAGTTTGTGGAGCTAAACGGCGACGCGTGGCTGGCGTTGATTGCGCGCAAAATGACAGCGTGCAAGTTGAACGGCATTACCGCTCCTGCGCAGTTAACGTCAGACGCGTTTGACGATATGGACGTGCGGTTGTTTCGGTGGTTGACGATGGCGGCCAGTGCAGCGTATGTGCAGGTGAGTCGCCTGGGGGAAGCGGCGGCGTCGCGGTTGTCGGTTACATTCGCAGCCGCGACGCAGACGGAGACAGCCGACTAAGCCCGCCCGACGCGTTGTTGGACGCGTGGCTACTGCGCGCATTCCCAGGCAGAACGTTGGAGGAGTTGGACGCTATGGACTGGACACGCTACCAGCGGGCAATGGACGCAGCCGAGATAGAGCATATCGAGCGCACCCGTCAGCGGTTCCTAGCGGGCCAATGTGAGGATAGCGCAGTAAACTGGCCTGCGGTGTTGCGCCACGATGAATGGATAAATCGCCATGAATGACGCTAAACTCGCCATCGTTCTGGAAGCCAAGAACAACGCGTCGCCTGCTATTCGGCAAACAACCAAAGATTTACGCGAGCTAGACAGCGCAGCGGGCAACGTTGCGAACGGTCTGAGCGGCATCGCCAAAACCGCGGGCGTCGCGGGCATTCTCGCGCTTGGCACGGCGGCGGCAGGCGTGACAATGGAGTTGGCGCGCACCGGCGCAATGGTAGATCAGACGCGCACGGCGTTTATGGATCTGGCAACCTCCGCTGGCATGTCAGGCCAGTCCATTCTCGAATCACTGCGCGCCGCGGCGCGTGGCAGTATCAGCGATATGGCGTTGATGGAAACTGCCAACCGCGCCATGATGCTGGGGGTAGCCGACAATGCCGAAGAGTTTGGGCAACTCATGCAGATTGCCGAAGCGCGTGGCAAGGCGTTGGCAGTCAGCACAGAACAAGCGTTTTCTGATATTGTCATAGGCATCGGGCGGCAGTCTGCGCTAATCCTGGACAACCTCGGCATTATCGTGGACACCGAGACGGCCTACGCGCGTTATGCGGAGAGCGTTGGCAAGACGGCGGCGGAATTATCGGACGCTGAACGCAAGCAGGCCATGCTAAATGACGTGATTGCCAACAGCGCGTCAATCGTCGCGGCCAACAATGCCGCAGGCGAGAACATGGTAGACCAGTTCGAGCGCATGGACACGGCGGCAAAAAATGCAACGGCGGCGTTGGGTGAGTACCTTGCGCCGCATTTTGCGCAAATGGCAGGGAATCTAGCCGGATTGCTAGAGCGCATAGCGTTTGCTATGCCGCAAGGCCAAAGCAACCCCTCCCCGATTGGCGACCCGCAAAGCGGGTTTGAGGCGGAAGTAGCCAACTATTATCAGGCGGCAATTCGGGGATATGCCGAGTTAGCGGCGGCGCATCGCGAGCGTTTGGCGGAAATCGAGCGCGAAATCGTGCTGGTCAGGGAGTCCGGCGCAAGCGCAGAGTTGCAGGCGTCTTACATGCGGCGGCTAAAAGTTGAACAGGACGCGATAGCAGCAGCTACTCAAAAACGCGCCGAATTTGTCAGGCAGGTCAACGCCATAGAACGGGTGCAAATCCAGACAACCAACGAGTCAATTACCGCGTTTCTCGACTTGGAGGCCGCGTCACGGCGCACGGCGTTGGGGCTTGCCGCGGCGGGGGACGCGGCGAGTGCAACGGGCGGCAAGTTCCTAAACATGGGCGCGGACGCGTTGGCCGCGCGCGAGGCGTTGGACTTGATCGTGCAAGGACAGCGACAGGCCGAGAGTGCCATTATGCGCAACGCGTCCAAGCTAGTGGGCAACATGGGCGGGGCGGGGGCGGTGGGCTGGATTAAAGAACAGAACGCCGCGCTGCAAGATCAATGGGAACTATGGAACGCGCAGGGATTTACACAGCGGGAAATTAATGAGGTATTACTGCCCGCGTATTTAAGTGGCCTTGATGAAACGGTGAACAAACTCACTGACACGCGCGCGGCCACGCGTGCAATTGAAGATGCAGCGCGTGAAGCGCAACAAGAGTTTGACGCGCTTAAGGGTAAGGTGGCGGGCGTCCTGTCGGGCGCGTTGGATGTGGGCGTAGGCGTTGACGTTGCAAACTTCCTGCCGCGCGAGGATGCAGTCAACGAACAGGCGCGCCGGTTGGCCGACATTATGGTAAACGGATTGACGGGGCAAGACTGGATGGGCGCGTTTGCCGAAGGTGCGCCGGACATCTACGCCGCGCTCACCGAGAGCGGTGATCCCAAAGCCGCGGCGGCGCGACTGTTGGCCGACTTCCAGGACGGGCTAGTGCCTGAACTGATTGACAAGGACAAGGCCAAGGACTTGGTGCGGCGCATGTTGACGGGCGAGCAAAACATGGCGGAACTGGCGCAGGAAATCGCTGGCGAGTTAAGCGGTGAGCTTGGCGTGTCCACTGCGCAGGCGTTGGCCGCGGCGCAGGGCGCGCTGGGCGTGGGTGAGGCAACGCAATTGGGGCCGACAGGCGCGGACGCGGCGACTGCGTTCAGTGACGGGTTCGACGTAGCGTTGCAGGAGCTTGGGCCACGGGCAGCGGCCACGATTGAAAAGAGCGCGGCGAGTGACGCGGTAGTGCGACAACTGACTGGCGCGGGGCGCAATGCCGGAACGATTTGGGGCGACGGGTTCCTGGCAGCGGTAGGCCAGAACATACCGCAGGCGTTAATTGACATCCTGACAATGCGCGTCCTACCTGCAATCCAGGGCGGCATGACTGCGCAAGCTGGCGCAACCGCAGCGCAATAGGCACTATTTAACGACAGGATACGGCCATGAGCGATATGTCCAAATATGTGTGCGAGATGTGCGGTAAACAAGCGACGGTGCTGTGCCTTGATGGTGTAAGCTGGGCAGAAAATGGCGCAATGTGCAGTCAGCCTGTGCCGCCGTGTCACGTTTTCTGTGAGGAGCATGAACGTGAACCACATGAATACTGGTTGCCCGCGCCGCCGCCGCCGGGATGGACGCCTGAAACCGCAGCGCAATAGCCGGAGGCGACGATGGCATACACACAGCCGACATTAAATACTTCACCAGTTATCACACTAGCGAACCCGTCGGAATACACTGAACGTGTTATCTATCTCGGCGCGCGGGCGCAACTGGCAAACGGCACATATCGGACGCAGCTTGTCAATAACACGTTGAAACGTGCGTTCTATATCCGGTGGAACAAACTCACCGGGGCCGAATACAGCACACTGCGCACAGCGTTTGACACGGTGCTAAAAAACTCCACGTCATTCACCAGCCCAGACGGTAGCACGTTTACTGTAGTGCTTGATCCATCGCAGACTGAGCTAGAAGCCGAAGCGTACCGCATCGGTAACGGTAACACGTTCCACTGGCGCGCCGTGCTGCGTCTGCGCGAGGTATAGGCATGGCAAGCGTGAACACGGTATTCGCATGGCGGCTCAAGGTAGACTGGAATCGAGACGGCGTCTACACCGACGAGAGCGCGTACCTGGTGAATGCCACAGGCCGCCAGAGCATTGTCGCCGCCGGCGACGGGCTGACAACGGGGCGCGGCACGGTTGATCAAGCCACGTTTGTACTGGACAACGCCACTAACCGTTTCGGTTTTTTTGGCTCAACACTGGTGGCTGATATTGGCAACGGGAACGCGCTGCGCGTGCCGGTGACATTCGAGGTAGCCAAAGGCAACGTTTACTATCCAGTGTTTGCCGGGTTCGTGAAGGGTATCTCCCAAAGCGCCTGGCAGGCTTCGCAAATCAACACCGTCACGCTAGACTGTCGCAGTGTAGACGACGCGCTGTTGCAGGACAAGCGCAGCACGCCGGATAGCGACTTTATTGGCTGGGCCAACACGCCGCAACTGGAAGGCGAAATCATTGCGGATTTGCTCACGTTTGCGGGCTATACAGACGGGGATGATTTTTATAGTGCAGCGTCGTATCCTGCAACCGCGACGATTGACAAAGGGCTATTCCGGTTGCCGTGGGTGTGGCTAGACGATGAATCAGTGTTGGAGGAAATCTGGGCCATAGCTGGGGCGTGTGGTGGCATCTTCTACACCGACGCCAGCGGGGTGTTCCATTACAAGGCGTTGGACAACTGGCTATTTACAGGCGCATCGGTTCCACTCACACAGTACACCGCCATAGCTCCGATTTACGACGACCGCGAACTGTTCAGCGGCGCAATCGTGGAAATGAACGAGCGGAGAGCGGGCGCGTTTGAAGTAGTGTGGGAGCCTGACGCGCCACCGGTTGTGCCGCCAAGCGCGTCAAATTATGTTGTGTCCGCGCGTCTTGATTCGCCGCTGTTGGTGTACTCCAACACAACGTTTAACGCAGTCACACACGGCGGCGCGGATATTACCGCCGATATAACCACAGTTATTGAAGTGTTCGCTCAGCGCGTGCTAATCAGACTGACAAACAACAATACGTCATACGCTGCCATTATCCGTAATCTGCAAATCGTTGGGCAACCTGCGGTGGGCGCGCGTGGTGAGGAAACGGGACTGAGCAGCAGCGACGCTTTTTGGACAGGGCGCGCTAGTCGTATCAAATCGGTGCGCGGTAATCCGTATATCCAGACGGACAGCCAAGCGCGCAGCCTGGTGCGGTTTCTGCGTGACAGATTCGAGAGGCCGCGCTTGCGGTGGCAGGTGTCGGGAACGGAAGTGCCAGAACTCGGCATGGGCCAACGCGTCACTATCAATGAGACGGGGCTGGGCATGTCGGCGGCGCGCGACGGCCACATTATCGGGCGGCAGTGGAGCGCAGGCGCGGGCGGCTATGTGGAAATCCTAGACGTGATTGATCGTGCTACGCTGTTCCCGTTCATAGACGCCAGTCCCGCAGGCTATTTCATAATTGGCACAAACAAACTGGGCACGTCTGACGCGCTGCGCGGGCGTGTCTTTTATTAGGAGGAACTATGGCGACATTTCCCACACCGACAGTAGCAAACGGGGACATCCTCACCGCGTCGCACCTGAATACACTGAGCGGGAACCTGGATTATCTGAATGGCCGCGGCAATTCGCCGCTTGTGCCGTTTCTCACGTATTATTGGACTGCCACGGGCGACGCCTTTTTTATTGTGCGCTATCGTACCGGGTTCCCGCATTTGCACTACAGCTATACTAATTGGGACGGCGTCGCTGGTGGCATGACGTTTTATATGGACAAGCTGACGTCAATTGCCATTCCCGTGACGCAGGTTTACAATAATGGTTCGCCAGCCGTAGCGACAATTGCGGGCAGTGTTAATTTGTCAACGCCTGGTTTGATTACGTTAACCAACCTGGATTATTACATCATCAAGGTAAAGTACACAAAGTCCGGCTCCAGTCATGCTCGCATGAACTATCTCGAACTGCGCGACGTGGCGGCATAACGGGGGACACATGGCAAAAACCTGGGTGCATGGCGATATACCGACGGCGGCAGATATTAACCAGTATGGCACGGAGCTAAACACGCTCAACACCAACACGCCAGGATACAACGCTATTCCGTGCATCCTGCTTCGCACAAATGAGGATTGGACAACTAACCTGGCGTGGCCGGATTATCCAAGCGTGCAAATCGGTGGCATTGTTCAGGAATTCGAGTACCGCATTAGGCACACAAAACGATACCTTCATTTCAAAGGTGTCGGTGGCAAAATCGCAGACGTGTCTGGTTTCGAGCCGGACGTGACACTATCGCCGGGGGCCGGTGGCACGGGTGTCATCGATTTGGAGGGCGTGACGTGGTTGGTGTACGGGCAGTGGTATAAGGTGCAGCGCATTGAAGCGGCGTGGGAGCTAGACGATGCCTAAACGGACGCCAGTAATTGTCACAGACTACCGGCCAAAAATTCTTGCGGGTTCCACCACGGCGAGCGGTGGCGCGCAGCCGCTGATTGTTCACGACATCAACACCAGTCACAGCGGCAATCTGCTGTGGAGCCGGTTGGACAAGGCGGGCAGTAGTCTAGCCGACATTGTCACGCGTCCACATGGCGCATTGACAGACATTGGCACGAACACACACGCGCAGATTGATTCGCATATTGCCACGGGTGATATTCACGTCTCGCACAGCGGCGTCACGTTGACGGCGGGCAACGGACTGACAGGCGGCGGGACGATTGCAGCAAGCCGGACGTTTGCGGTAGGAGCCGGGGACGGTATTACCGTTAACGCTGACGATGTGGCCGTAGACACTACGGTAGTGCGAACAACGCGCACGATAACGTCTGGCGGCGGGTTGACAGGCGGGGGTGATTTAAGCGCAAACCGCACACTGGCAGTTGGGGCCGGGGACGGTATCACCGTTAACGCTGACGATGTGGCACTCACAACGCCGGGGACGTTAAGCGCGACAACTTCCAACACGGCGAGCGGCAATCATACGCACGCGGTATCAACCGGCGCGGCGTCTACACTGAGCGCGACAACTGCCAACGCCACGGGAACAAGTAGCAGCCTCGCACGCGCAGATCACCTCCATGCTATATCCACCGGCGCAGCGTCTACGCTCACCGTTAGCACGTCAAACGCCACGGGAACGAGCAGCAACCTCGCACGCGCAGATCACCTTCACACGATTACAACGTCAAGCAATCCCGGCGCGGCAGCGTCTATCTTGGCGTCATCGGCGTCGGGCAGTCTGCAACTGGTGACGCTGGCGTCGAATGTGGGATTCACCAGCGGGTTTGCGGGGGCGGGCTATCGGGTAGATTATGGGGTGACGGAGGCGGGAAAAGCCAGCGCAGAGTTTGACAACCTCACCGTGCGCGGGCGGATGCGAATCTATGAGCTGCTAATCCAACAGATTCGAGCTACAAACGGTTCGGTGTTCGTATCCAGCAGCAGCCGCGCCGAGGTTGTCACTGAGGATAATGACTGGCACGTCAACGGTGAACAGCTTGATCTAAACGGCGTGGGAGCTTCATTTGACGCGCGGATATTCACCATTCGCACGCGCACAACCACGGGCAGCGGAGATCGTAACCTTTACCACGGGTTCCTGGTGAATGACATCCTGCGCGCTCAGCGTGTGGACATCGGCACGGGTGGCAGCCTGATTACGCGCCAGGTCAACCTGCAAATGACACGGTTCGTCAATTTGTGGGAATATGTCGGGGCGTTGGTGTCGGGTGACGTGCCAGTGGTTGGCGACGAAATGGTGCGCCTGGGCAGTATCACCGACACAACGCGACAGGGTTCAATCTACCTCACGTCGGACGATAGCAACGCGCCATTTATTGACATTGTGAACGAAGTGGCGAGCCATGCGGAGTGGAACCAGGCCGGTAAAATCAAAGCGCGCCTGGGACGGTTGAGTGGGATTGTTGACGATGATTTCGACGAACCAGTAAGCGGCTATGGGCTGTACTCGGACAACGTGTACCTAAAGGGGAAGATCGTTGTCACGGGTGGAAACGTTGCAACGACTGACGCGATAAACACCGGGCTGGCAACTAAAATCAACACGGGCGGCGCGGCGGCAGACGTTAACAACAACACCACCACAATCAGCGGTGGGCGGATTACAACAAACACGATTACCGCCTTGCAGATTGCAGCGCAGACAATTACGGCTGCGCAAATTGCAGCAAACACAATTACGGCTGCGCAGATTGCGGCAGGGACAATTACAGCAACGCAAATAAACGTCAGTCAACTATCTGCAATTTCGGTCGATTTGGGGAACGTGACGGCAGGCCAGATTATTGTCGGGGACTTGTATAACAAATTGTGGCTGAATGACGCGAACGACGGCGGACTGGCGATTGGTGGCACGACGAAGGGCAGCGCGCCATTCCGGGTGACAGCGGCAGGTGCGTTGACTGCGACGAATGCAACGATTACCGGCAGTGTTACGTCAACCAGTGGAGCTATCGGCGGCTGGACACTGAGCGTAGGCGCGCTTACGTCTGGCAATGTTGGGCTGCGTTCAGGGCAGGTTACCACGGGCGTAGCGATTTATGCGGGCAACGCCATACCCACATCTGCGCCATTCCGGGTGACAGCGGCGGGTGCGTTGACTGCAACGAATGCAACGATTACCGGCAACATTACGTCAACCATTGGAACCATCGGCGGCTGGACACTAAGCACGTCTGCAATATCGTCTACGAATATTTCACTCACATCCGGCGCGGCCAACGTTGCCAGTATTCAGGCGGGGACAGGAAC